CTCAAAATCTACTTCTTTTCTGTTCTTTCCTTTGTAACTGTACAAATTTGCATCAAGTCCCATGTTCTTCTTTTAAAAAGTTAAATAATTCTGTTAATTGCTCTCTATTGTCTTCTTCTTTTCCTTTTTCGTAACATGATTGACATACATGCAAGTTGTCACATGAGCAAAAAAGCGCAGGTGAGATGCTGTATAGTTTATTCATGTCTTCTGTTTCGTGTCTTGTCATTAGAATGGTAGTTTTCTTTGGTTAAATTTATCGGTTAAATATTCTTCTATTTGGTTCTTTGTAAGAAATACATCAAAATATAGCATTCCTAAGATGCATACAATTAGTACAGTTGCAAGAGATAAAAATGAAAGTATAGTCATAGCTAAGCCTACAATAATGTTTAGTTCATTCAAGTCTGTACTAAATATACAACTAGCTATAACAATAAAACTGCAAATAAAAAATAGCATGTATATACTCATACAGCTATAGTATATAAGATTAGAGATTGTTTTCATGTCTTTTCTTTCTATTTATAAAAGTTTTTAAATTGTTTACATCGAAGTATACTTTAGTATTAACGTTCACTACTGCGTAGGTTGAATCCCCCTCCCCCATATACACAGGAAATTTGCCATTAAAGGAATTAAAGATATGTCCTATTAGGCTATCTTGAGTTTGTGCTGTACAACTATAACTCAGCAAAACTGTGGAAATAATTAGTATTCTTTTCATATATAAAATAATTAATAATTAGAGGTTACAAAATAAAAAAACAAAAAGAAAACGCCTATGACTTGCACAATAAAGTCCACTTCACCGCAAGGGCAGATTAGACAGCGTTTTCAGTATAAATATTATGGATAGTTATTTAAGGTTTTCTCTATCCCAGCAACCTGGCTCTTTGATTTATATGCCGCAGTGATAACTTGATTATATCTGCGTGTTAATAATATAGACTTATCTAGTCTATAGTATAACCCCTAAGCCAATATATACCAGTGACCAGCACAGTTTACAACTTACGTTGTGGTATATATCGGTTTAAGCAGGGCTAATCCATTAAATACTTACGTTTTGTTCGTAGTACACCTGTTCGTTAGTTCACAGGATTTTGCAGTGTCTTACCTAGCAATAGTACTACTAGGATTACAGATACTCTTATCTAATACTCCCTCTGTTAAGGGCCTCCCTGTTATTTCGCAGGTTACTTTGGATTTTTGTGAACGATGGTATATCATCTGTGTTAACCAAACACTATTCACTTTTATGCCGCAAGTGGTTAACTTGTTTGTCCTATTATTGTGCACATAATAAGACTGGCTTTTAATGTAAGCAGTTTATACACATGCTTAGGTGTAGATTTTTTTTAGGGTGCTACCCATGGTGGCTAAGTACTTGCTTAACATTCTCCAAAACCTTTTAGTACCACTCTGCATTTATAGAGGCTTGTGACTCTCATCATAAAGATGGCTGCATTAATACGACAGAGCAGACTCTAAAGGTTCAAGTCAAAGCTTGTCCTTTCAAGAGTCCGTGTAGATGATGCATCATCAATCTGCCAAGAAATTTATACACGGATAGTCTAGATTCTATACGCTTTAAGGGATTCTATAAAACCTTATATAACCCAATTTAGCGTCCTCCTCCATGAGGTAGTCTGATAGCTGTGCTGGGTAACACTGTTTTTAAAAGAGAACATAAACTTTTCGATGTACTTTGGATTAATAGGTAGTACATCTAATTTAGAACCTATAGCAATTCTTTGTATTGAAATCAAAAAGACGTACAGGAGTCGGCATTACACCGAACTCCCATACTGACTCTAACCTGCGCGTTTAGATAGCTTCAGCCGCATCTAATACCTCACCAGTTTCAGCGTTAACTGTAACTATGTTTTCAGTATCTTTTGCAACCAAAGACAAATCATGCCCATTAGACTTGAACACAGACTCAATACTTTCAGACTTAAGTACCACACAAGTGTAGGTAGTTAGAGTCCGTTCTCCAATAACATATGGAGGCACTTTACGTGTTACAATCTCTGCAGGAACGGTTTTACCTACAAAGTTACCAATGACACTTGGATGAGCACCTCTCCATTCGCTGACACCATCACTGTTTGAGTTTTGAGAGAACACACGGTTACGCTCAATACCAAACGGGTTTGTTGGGTCTTGGAAAGCCGCAATGTAATACTCACGGTTGTCACTAGTCATGTTGATTTTATTGTCCAATGCTTTGTACTCGCTTTCAGCGACTGTAGCGTTAGCAGATGAAGACAATTTAATCGCTGTCAATTTAAGGACTGACGAGTCCATGATACCATCTCTCATTTGTTTGGTTTTAGAGAGTTAATAGAAAAGCGTGTTTTGCGCTATACTATACTAATAAGACCCATTAATGCGATGGAAAGCAAGAGGGTAATATTGGTTAGTATGTTACAGGCACACACAAGAAAGCCTACACAGTAGTAAATTGCAATTAATCTCTGAGAAATCAAGTGCAAACTGTGCAAGAATTAGCAGGGGTTTTAGATTTTGGTAAAAAGAAAATAATAATAACTGCGAATTAGCAGTGTTTAGTTATTAAAGGAGCAGAGGTAACGCATTACACGTTACCCCCACTCCCATAAACGTCCTTATCTCCTCCAGTTTATCTCATCATGTATTACTACGCATAGTCCTACAAGACTTGTGCATGCAAACAACACTGACATAACCTGAGTTATTGGGTGTACTATACCTTCAAGCAAGTTAAACATTTGCCCAAAGGTAGCCATCCAACACACTATCACTACTATACTTGGGAATATAGCTCCCAAGCATAGTATTATGAGTACTCTCTTTCCGTAGCTGCTCATACGTTCTCCCAGCTTTTAAAAGTTTTCTCGTACTCTTTCTTACGTACAGCCACTAAACTTTCAGTGTTGTATATAAGATTTTCCATGTCTCGTTTGTACTCACCTTCAAAGAGCTCTTGTGCAAGTGCTCTTGCATGAGTTAAACGACACTTATCTTCTTTGTCTATGAGCTTAGCGAGGAACGAACCACCAGAGTTTAATCTAGCGTCTTCTATTCTTCTTATCTCAGCCATAGCCATACCTTTGTTCCAAGCTATGTCAAAGGCATCGAACTCTTCTTTAGTTGCAAACGCAGCACCTATCTCAACACCAGGATAGATTTTATCATTCTTTGTCCTAAAGTAAGACTGCTCAAAACGAACACTTTCGTCTTCTTTTACTGCCATACGTATTCTCTTTTGATTAAAGAGGAACATTGCTGCATCTAGACCGACAGTAGACCTAAAGCAGTGATAGTTTAACCATTTACCGTTAGGCAGCCTAATGGATTCAACAAAATACTGGTACTTCTTGGTACTTCCGCTATTCTCTTTCATGTTTATGGTTTTAAGTTAATATTAAGTTTATAGCAATAATTAGAAGGTGTTTTTGATTTTGGAGAAAAAAAGAAGAGAGGAGCATTGCTGCTCCCCTCCTCCAAGGTTACTTTAACCTGACGAGGATGATTCCCTCACTAGGCATTTGTGCTATGATGTACCGAAGATGTACGTAGTTACGTACTTCCTTCTGCTCATCTATAGCAGCACGTATATCAGCCATTGCACTCTCCTTAGCAGAGAGACCACGAAGGTCCCCAGTAGTCTGGGAAACCTTCATGGCTTTAAGCTCTGTATGGCTCATATTGCCTCAGATGCTGATATAGCACTAGTATTAGCCTTCTCCTGAGACTCAAGAGCAAACCTACGCTTCTTGAACTCACCATACTCTATATCCTTGTTAGGAAGAGATATGATATCGCCTACAGCCCAGCCTTTAGGACGCTCCTCAGGCTTGTCAGCTAGGAGCATGTCCCAGAAGACCTTGAGCTTGTCAACCATAGTACACTTGGCGTTATCCACCAGCTCGTACTTGTCTACCTTAAATGTTCCAGCCTTAAGGGCTTTACTCACTTCAGGTGTAACGACCTTGTAGAGCACACGCATACGGTAAGATACCCTATCGGTACCCTCCCATAGTTGCTCTGACAAATGGTCAAGCGTTGGTTCACTGCTGATACCTTCACGGTCTTCAAGGCAGAAACCTAATACCACTACTTCACGTGTAGTGTCACCGAACTCGTTTAGTTGGTCTAGAGTCATTTGACCAATCGCTGCTTTCATTGTATGAATTTGCAGGTTAATGCAGAATAAGGCTCCCATCACCACAACGGGGGTACCTTTTCTGCAGAATTTAGCGGGGGTTCTTTGATCTTGGTAGGTCAAGACTTCGATGACTCACATTTTTTTTCGTATTTCGCTATGGGCAAAAATTTTTTTAGAATTTTTTTTGCAAAAAGCTACTTACTATGCATACCTTTGTACAACTCAGTAAGAGGATACCCCACCAGGAAAAGCAATGATATGAAGTGGGGCTACTACGTCCAAGGTTCGTAAAACAGCGAACAAAACTGCAGACGACTGCAGAAAAAGCCTAGGTGCTTCTTGCTAAAACAAGTTTCGGGAAATCAAAAACTCTTGGGAGGGTATAGGAGTACTATAGTATAACTTAAGATTACTATATTTGCAGTATGAATGATATAGCAAAGAATGTAATCAAAACAATACTGCCCTATCTAGTATGTTTCCTTATGGGAGTACTACTTGCTTGGAAAGGATGCGGAGATAGCTCAGGTAAAACTGTAACGCAAACTATAGAAGTAGAGAAGCCCGTATATATAACTAAGTATGTAGATAGGTGGAAGACTGATACTGTTAGATTTGTAGATACACGTATAGTTACTGTTTATGATACTATTACTAACGAAGTAATCTATAGAGATACTGTATTTAATGTAGATACTGTCTCTATAGTAGAAGCATGGCTTACAGAGGTAAACCTATATGATACTCTTGTAGTATTTGATAACAAGTCTTCTGTTAATCTCAAATGGCAGAACTATCAAAATATCTCAGAGGGGCTTTTTGTGTCTTATAGTTATAGAAAGTCTGTTCCTACTACATTGAGTTTAGGTATTCACGCTAATGCAGGATTATTAACTGATTTCGATAAATCATATACGCCTTTGTTTGGAGTAGGGCTTCAAGGCACTATTAAAAAAACATACATAGGACTAGATTACGGTTATAATTCTGAACACTATATAGGGCTAAGAGTAGGTAGATTGCTTATATCTAAATAATGTATATATTTGCCATACTATGAAAAGACTTAAAAAAGAAATTCTAACTAAAAATAATTTCTATCCTAAATACTTAAAACTTGTAAATGTTATTTTACCAGAACCTTTAACACCTAAAGAAATAGAAGTTCTATCTAGCTTTATGGAACTAGAAGGAGATTTAGTAGAATATGACCGTTTTGGTACCCAGGCTAGAAGTTTAGTTAGAAATAAGTTAGGATTTAAAAGTAATTCTAACCTAGACAATTATATTAAATACTTTAAAAAGAAAAATATAATATATTTGTCACCCAAGACAAAAAAGCTAGAAATAAATCCTAAGATAGCAATACCAAAAAACGAAAAAGAAGTAATGCTTACTTTTGCTTTTAGAATTAAGTAAAATGACTGAGATATCCAATGAAATAATACTGCAGATAAAGGAAGCTAAAGCCACCTATATAGGAAAACACTATCACGCTCCAGATGTAATCCTTGTTAACCCTTACGTAGCAGCCGCTATAAAAGAATACCAAGGAATAGATGAACTAGAAGACATACATAGCTTTGAAGGCATGGATATAGCGTATATAATGGACAATAATGGCGAAGAATTTAGACTTGTATGATAAACTAGCTAAAGAACTAGGTATATCCAAAGTTCTTGTGGAAGTTGTAGTAAATCATCAATTTAGATTTCTAAAGAAAGAAATGCAGAGTTCTGATCTGCCTAGTGTACTTCTACACGGGCTAGGTACCTTTCGTCCAAGGAAGGGGAGGGTTGAATTTCTAATAAAGAAACTCATATCTAAATGCAGGAAAGAAACAAATGTTGAAAAACAGTTGGAATTGAAAGAAAAAATTGGATACCTTTGGGAAGTAAGAAAAACAACTTATAAATGAGTAATAAAATATCTAGAGAAGCTTTTCAAATAGCTAAACAATACTGGTCAGCAAAACTAGTTGAAGAGCAGGAAATATTAGAAGGACTTCTTATAGATCAAGCAGAGGCACTATCTTCTGATATAGGAATAGATATGTCAATGAAAATAATTAATGCAAGCGATAATATAGACATCGCAGAATCAGTTTTAAATAAATTAAATAATCTAAAATGAGTGAAGTAAAAGAAATGCCAAGTGCTACTAACCATGCTATGAGTGCAGAAGAGTTCGCGGCCCAACAAGAAGCTATGGAGTTTAACAAAATGGCAGCTATGTGTCAATATAATATTCAGAGGGCTTCCGCTATTATGAATGCTCTTGCAGTAGGAGGAGATGTAGTAAATTCTCTATTTAACAAAAAAGATCGGGAAGATCTGGAAGGAAAATTAGCGGTAATCCTTAAAAAACTGTAATTATGGATCATAACGAATTTGATAACCACTTTGAAGGGAAGTCTTTAGAAAAAGGAGTTCAAAGAACCTTTTGCAAAACCTGCAAAACGTGCCCTTCTATTTCTATTCATGAAGACCTTGAAAAAGTTATTCTTGGGGGACAAGATGAAGGATTTACTGTGTGGGAAAAAGGACACTTTAAAGATATGGTAGAAGATATCAAAGCTGGTATGTTCGATAAATTTATTTAATATGGGAACTATTAAGGATATTAAGGATGGTTGGGGAAATTACCTAAAAGCTAATGTAGACTACGATACTCTTGATGAAGATATCAAAGAACTTGCAGAAGCAAGAGCTTCAGTATGCAAAGAGTGTCCCCTACTTATTAAATCCTCTCTACTTACTGTAATTGAAAGATTCTTACCTGGTACAACTAAAAAAGGAAAGATTATGGAAACTTTTAATCCAGAAAATCCTGATAAAGGAGAGGTAGTACAAGGATATAAGTGTGGAAGCTGCGGATGTGGCTTTCCTGCTCTTGTATTTGCACCTGGTAAAAACTGTCCCGAAAATAAATGGGAAAAATAATATATAAAATGAGTAAAGAAATTGAAATGATAATGGATAATGTACTGGTATCAGTGCCATTACCAAACACAGAAAGAGAAAGCGGTATCGTTGTATCAGAACAAACAGCGCATGAAACAAGAGAAGATGTTATAGGAGATGTAATTTCTGTAGGGCCTCTTGTTAAACATTTCTCTGTAGGAGATAAGATTTTACTTCCTCCGCATGGTTCTATTCCTATAAGCTATAAAAAAGATATCTATCACGTTTTTAAAGAGTTTATGCTGTTTGCTAAAGTAAATACATGAAAACTCTCTTCGATTTAAAGGATAGGAAAGTTATTGTATCTGCCGAAGCCTTACTAATACCTGAGTTTAAAGATATATACTCAAGGGATAAGTCTAAAGACAAAGCAAAAGCTATACAACAACTTTCTTATGTTTATTTTATAGCAGATTATAAGTCACCTTATGTATCTTCGTTATCTCCTGATGCTCTAAAAAGAGTTGTTGGTAAGGATTTTATGAAAAAAGAAGACTATGAGCCTGATAGTAAAGTTTCGGCAGCTATTGAAAAGTATAAAGGGTTACAAAGAACACCCTCAATGCTATTACTTGATGCTTCGTTACAAACCGTTCATAATCTTACTGACTATCTTCAAAATGTAGACCTACAGGAAAGAGATAAAAATGATAAACCTATATATAAACCCTCAGATGTTACAAACAGTCTTTCTAAAATTGGAGCTATCGTAGATTCTCTAAATAAAGTACGTGCAAACGTAGAGAGAGAAATTCTTGCAACAGCACAACTTAGAGGACAAAGAAAAAAAGGTAATAGAGAGGATCCTAGTTAAAGTAAAATGTGTGCTAAAAACAAAGTGTGGAAAAGGTATAAAAATGTTTCTGGAGGTAATTTTTCAGATTTTTGGGAAAACCTTGACGACTTGGAAAAAGACGAATGGCAAAATGAACATGAGCGAAGAAGATCTTCAAATAAAGGTAAAAGAGCCTCAAACGAAGAAGAAAATGAGGTTAATAGTTCTGAGAATTAGTAGTCAAGAGGATTCTACTAGCGGTATCCTTATGAAAGAAGATTCTGAAGGTTCTTTAGAGTTTTTATGTTATACATTAGAAGACGAGTATCGTAAAGATAAAATAAGTAAAGAAACAAGAGTACCTGCAGGTTTATATCCTGTTGTACTTAGAAAAGAAGGCGTATTTAATGAAAGATATTCTAAAAAATTTCCTGATACACACATTGGTATGCTTCATGTCATCAATGTTCCTAATTTTGAGTATATTCTCATACATATCGGTAACACTGACGAAGATACTGCTGGGTGTTTACTTGTGGGTAATTCGCAAGAAAGCAATCTTGTTAAAAAAAATGGATTCGTTGGAAGCTCAACTAATGCTTACAAAGCTATTTATCCAGAAATTGCAAAAGCAATTGAAGAAGGACAAGAAGTAACTATTGAATACAAGAATATAGGATAATGAGGACAGGATCAGATAAAGAGCTTATACCAAAAAAGAAAAGAAAGGGCATACATTCAAAGAGTAAAACGTCTAATAATAAAAGCTCTAAGCTATATGCAAAGAAATACCGTGGGCAAGGAAAATGAAGACATATCAGATTTTTACGAAGACAATGAAGATATCTTACACGATGCTATGGTCAATGCCTATCTACTTATTATTGGAAAGCTTACATATGAAGAGCTTATAGACAGTGGGAATGAACTATGGTTACCTTCAGGGTTTGATGAAGAGCTTTCTATAGATTCTGTGATACAATACTTTGAAAAGACTGAAGATTACGAAAAATGCGGTGATATGCTTAAAGTAAAAAAAGCTATCAAGAGCTCAGGTAAAAAAGACGCACTAAAAGATATATATAAACGAATAGAATGGGGAAACTAATAACAGCTTTACCCTGGACTGAAGTAGACTCTGAAAAAGAAAATCCTGTAAGACATACGGGACAAGAGTACTTAAAATTCGTTACAACTGAGCAATTCAGCGAAGCCTCTAGACATTTCTTAAAACATAAGTGCTACACCTTTGCTCCTGAAGGTACATCTGAATATATAGAGTTTTGGGACGAAGAAGAACGCAGGTGTAAAGAAGGATATAGTGTATCAGGAGTAAGAGTAACAGGAGAGCACTATGCATACTTAAATTACGGTAGAATATTAGCTACTGTAGACGATGGTAAACGACAAAGAAAGATAGATACCTTTCCTAAATTTCTAGATATGGACTATTACTGGTACCATGAGCTAGAAGAAGCTGAAAAGAATGGCCAAGGAATGATAGTCGTAAAAGCTAGACGTAAGGGATTTTCTTACAAGAATGCTTTTGGAATGGCTTGGAAATACAACTGGTTTCCGTTTTCTATATCTATACTAGCCGCATATGAAAAGACATTCTGGGCCAATACTATGGAAATGGCTAAGAATATGATAAACTTTATCAATGAAAACACAGACTTTTCTAAAGGATTCTTACATGATAGACAAGATGCTATAAAGTCTGGTTATGTAGAAAAAGATCCTATAACAGGAATCAATATTCAGAAAGGATATAGATCAGAGATACTAGCTCTTAGTTTTAAAGACAGTCCGCAAAAATCTGTAGGTCGTACTGCAGAACGTATGTTATTTGAAGAAGCGGGAGACTGGCCTGGACTAATGCAGGCATATCAGCGTTCTTATCCATTGTTTAAAGATGGTAATATCATGATTGGTATTCCTATTCTGTATGGTACGGGAGGTAATAGTAAGAACGGAACTAATGCTGACTTTGAAGCTATGTTCTATAACCCTAGTGCATATGGTTTAAGAAGTTACGAAAACATTTATGACGAAAATGCAATAGGAGAAGCAGGATGGTTTGTAGATGATGCATGGTATAGAGAACCTTTTATAGACAAAGCAGGAAATGCTCTTAGAGAAGAAGCAATAAATGATATTGATTTAGAAAGAGAGCAAAAGCAGAAAGCAGACCCAAAGGCATACAATATGATGGTAACCCAGCATCCTCACACGCCAAAAGAAGCTTTTTTGCGTAATGAAGGTTCTGTATTTCCTGCTATAGAACTATATAACGTACTTTCTAAGCTTAAATCTGATGACAGATATAAAAAGCTAGGCAATAATGGAGATCTATACGAAGAAGAAGGAGAAGTAAGGTTTAGACCTGATCTAAATATGAAACTTTTTCCTATTAACAGTTATCCTCATAAATCTACAGACCCTCAAGAAGGATGTGTTGTTGTATACCAACATCCTCCTGAAAAAATACCTTATGGGTTGTATAAAATAGGACTTGACCCTGTGGCTTTTGATAAGTCAGGTAGTAAGTCTTTAAACTCTGCTTATGTATATAAATCTTTACAAAAATTTGAATATGGATATGATGAAATCGTTGCGGAATATGTTGGACGACCTGACAACATCGAAATTTATAACAGGAATCTTGAATTACTTTCGGAATACT